ATGACGAGGGTATTCAAAGAAATATCAGCCCCGAGCTAAACAGATTTTATAATCTACTCGTCAAACTCGGCTATGTGATGTCTGATGAGGAGATTCAGCTCCGTGACGGCACACACCCGATTTTTACAACAGGCGAAGTAAAATAAAAATAAACTAAATAAGTTAATCACGCTCTGCACAGCGAGATTATAGATTCCCTCTTTTGATAACTCATATACATACCTTTCTTTCAGTAATATTACCGATTCGGGCAGGTGCAGATGCCCGAAAAAAGCCAATAGATAACAAGCTCTGCACAGCTCGTTATATAACCCTCATTTTACTCCTCTTTAAATAAATTCTGACATTGTAAAAGCGGAGCAGGTGCAGATACTCCGCTTAGGTGAAGAAAATGGAGCTATTAGAATTTAAAAATCAGATGTTAAAGTTATGCGACACATCTGATTTGAAAGAAATCGGAAACAATCTTTTTCGTGTAGTTCTGAGTAATGAAACACAGTTTTATGATGAATACAATGAACTTGTTGCTAATGAGAGTAAGGATTGGTTGCAGGCATTGTGGCAATATTACGAAGCCGACCGAACAGAGAAAAAGCAGGATTATACCCCGAAAAGTCTTTGCAAATTAGTATCTGCCTTGGTGGGGGATTGTGAAACTATTTACGATTGTTGCGGAGGAAGTGGAGCGTTGACTTTGCAAAATCTAAAGGATAAAGCTATTTCAAATGTGTATATAGAAGAACTTGACGAGAATGTTATCCCGTTTTTGTTGTTCAACTTATCTTTACATAACGCAAATGGCTATGTCATAAATGGCGATGTGCTGAAACAAGAGAAATATAAAATATATCAACTCAGTAACGGCGAAAAATACAGCACAGTTAAAATTGTTGATAATGTGCCTGATTTTAAAGCTGATGTTGCTGTCAGTAATCCGCCGTACAACATTAAGTGGCAACCGCCGTTACCGCTTGAAAATGACATTAGATTTCCAGTGATTCCGCCGGCGGGCAATGCGAATTATGCTTTCGTTTTTAATTGCATTGCAAGAGCGAACAAAGCAGTTTTGATTCTGCCAATGGGAGCATTGACACAGCGAAACGAGTACGATATTAGAAAATATTTGATTGATAATGATTTAATTGAAACCGTGATAGCATTGCCGGACAACATGTTTGAATGTACATCAATAGCAACTTGCATTATGGTGTTGAACAAGAACAAGTTGAATAAGGGCAAAGTTACCTTAATACGCAATAACGAAAACTGTATTACCGAGGAACGAGAACAGAATGGTCAATTTGGCGGCAAAGCTCACACCAACAGAACTTACAAAAAGAAATTTAATGTTTTGACTGACGAAAATATCGCGAAAATTATTGATGTTATAAAAAATCAAAACGAAGTGAAAAATTATTCATTGATAAAATCTAATGCTGAGATAGCAGAGAAAAAATATATGCTTACTCCGAGTATGTTTTTTGATGTAGGTATTGAAGATTTTGAAGACGATAAACATCGTGATTTTCAGGAAATTGCCGATAATATCAATTATATCACCAAAATGCAAAACGCTTGTAAGTTAGTTATTAACGAAACAATTGCCCGAAAATTAGGCTTTGATGTTCATCTTTATAAAGATGAGAACAAAAACTCAAATCAGTTTGCGGACGAACAATCCAAATTGTTAGGCATTAAAATTGAAAAGTCCGATTATATTCAGTTCACAAAAAATAAGAACGAATTTGCATTTAAGTGCAACGACAAAGAACTGTTACCTGATATTTTTATCCACTTTTTGACAATATGGAAAAATCAAATTTCTTTACTCAACACGATGCAGAATCAGTATTTAGCTGAACTCAGGGATGCAGAACTCTCTGAATTGATGTCCGGAAAAACATCGCTTGAATAAGGAGACAGAAAAAATGGATGTAAACACAATCACAATAAAATTTAAAGACGGTTCAAGCATATATATTGATGATGTTTCTGATTATGCCATAAATAACAATGTTATCAAAGTTAATAAAAATGGATATAATCAGTTTTTTAATTTCGACGAAGTTAGGTATATCGGAAGAACATTTGATTTAGAACCCGAAATATACAACGCAATGAAGAGGTGAAACAATGAAAATAAAAAAAGCATTTGACATATGCAAGAAAAATAAAAACATTTCAATCTTTTGTAATGATGTCGGCGAGCAATGGTTGTCAGACGGATATGCAGTTTATCCTATCTTTGGTCTGCCACGGCTCAACGAGGATTACATATGCAAACTCTATGACATTAACGATGCACAGAGAGATAAGATTAGCTTTACGATTAGCCAAAGCAAACCGTTAATTAATGTGGAAGATTGCACTCAGAACGAATCAGTTGCCGAAATGTGGGATATAAGCATTGTATATGACGGAAAAGTAATGCTACCGATAAGCACGGAAGAAGGCTTGATGTTTATTGACCGCACATATCTCAACCCTTTCACGGACACACCAAATGAAACAATGGTGCTTACATTACGAAAAGACATTAAAGGAACACCTTACTTTGCTGTTAAGTTTGGAATGGTTGCATATGGCTTTATTTGCGCATACGAAATAGTTGACGATGACTTTGTGAAACAGTTGCGGTCATTGTATTTTGAAAGTGAAATCATTTTAAAGAACAAGAAAGGGAATGCCGATGAAACAGTATGAAGCTGACCAACAGCGGAAGTTATTCCAATGGACAACCTTTATCCGGGCAAAGTATCCTGAAATTGATTTGATGTTCCACATTCCGAACGGCGGAAGCAGGAACAAACTTGAAGCAGCCAACCTCAAAAAGCAAGGAGTAAAGGCAGGTGTGCCGGATTTGTTTTTGCCGGTCGGCCGTGGAAGCTATCACGGTCTGTTCATCGAATTAAAATACGGTAAGAATAAGCCGACTGAAAAACAAACCGAATGGCTTAAAAGCCTTAATGAACAAGGCTACGCTGTTGCTGTATGTTATGGTTGCAACGAGGCAAGCGAAAAAATATTAAAGTATTTGAAATTAGGTGAAATAAATGAGTGAAGAAAAAAAGAAACGAGGTCGCAAGAAGAAACTCGACCGAATAGACAGGATGTGTCTTTACTGTGCCGATTACAACGCAAAGCACGGCACAAGTTACAGCTACGGAGAATTTGTAGCGCAAATCGCCGCAAGAAAAATTAAACCGCTCGGTTTGTATGATTACGAAAATTAGGAGAAAAAAATGATTGATTAAGGAGAGTGAAAAATGAACAAACAGTATAAGCATTATACAGATGTTACGAGAGAAATTTTAGACACAATAAAAATAGGCGATTTAATCAAGATTAACAATTGGAAAAAACCAATGCGAGTTATGGCTGTGTCTAAAAATTACTTTGTTATGAAAAGTAAAGTATTTAAAACCAACTATTATTCCGTGTGTTCAAAATTACCTTGGAACGGTGTTAAACATAATAATATGACTAATGGTATGTTTCATTGTGGAGCTGATGACTGGATATTTGGCTCTCCGTTAGGGATTACACATAAAAATCTTTACGAGTTTATCAACGAAGAAAGTAATAGGAAGTATTTGCAAGAATTTGAAGATGGCAAGGCACATATTTCTGAAAGAAATGGCATGCCGATTTATGATTTGTATATTAAGTCAAATATTAAATAAGTAATAGAGGAGTAAGAACAATGACTAACTTTGAAAAAATCAAATCAATGAGCATACACGATATGACTCAATTCTTATTCGTGCACCAATTCGATAAGTGTGGGAATTGCGATTATTACAAAAAGCAATGCAACGGTTATTACTTTGATGATAAAAGTTGTACCACAGGGATTAAACATTGGCTTGAAAGTGAGGCAAGCAACAATGGCTGAATCCAAAAAAACAGTTGCAGCGGAAACACAAGACAAGCCGACAGCACCGGCAGAAACATTATCAGAGCTTGACAAGCTCGTTGTTGCGTTTATTGACGGCGCTCTTGATGTTAATGAAATCAATAAGCTTGATATATTCAACAGATGGCTTGTTCTGTCAATGTCTGCAATATACAGCTGTGCGAAAATAGGATTGCTGTCCGCTAAGGCTTGTGTTAAGGCAAAGTACAAACTCTTACAGGAATATCGCAGATTTAGAACCAACACATTTTTCGCCGAAAAAGAACATATTGAGTGGATTAAACGCACAAGAGAAACCTCATGTAAACTAACGGAACTGTCAAAGGCGATTGCTGAACATGATCCGGAAGTGTTGTCGATAGCTTTACAAATTATTGATTTGCTCACGAAGCAGGATATTTACAACAAACTTTTTATTTTATCGGACGCATCAGATACATATAAAGCAGATTGCTTAAAAACGTTGACCGAAAATGATACAGCCTTTTTGGACGAGTTTGGAAACATACCGTTTGTAGATTTGCTCTTTAAGTTTTATAAATCGGCAGAAGAAACGAGAGCATCGGAAATTTTCAAAGAGTTGGATGCCGACAACATCAGAACTGTAGCTTGTCACGTGCCGGTTAAGTCGGACGATTGTCGAGGAATCACAAAAAGCTACAAAGAATACTTCGGTATTTAAAGTAAGGCAATATTCTTGCCGTGTGCAAAATCTTAAAGAAAATTCAAATCAAGTTAAATCCTATATTCAAAAAAGTAATCAAAGCGACGACTTCCGCTTTTTGATTAAGCTGTTAAAAAGAATGCACCAAAAATTAAACACACAATTGCAGCGGCAAGGTTGCACAGAGCAGTAACTCAAGTGGTCAGATTGGGTTACTGCATATTTATATCATCTGACTTTTTAATGCGAAAATAGAATAATAATAGTCACAAAAAAGGAGTTGAGATACTCCTTTAACAGCCTGCTCAAGGAATTAATTAAGTGACCGTTTTAGTTTTAACATATATAATAGGAAGTTTAATATGTTTACATACAAAGCTGAAATCAAGTCGGGGCCTCTGCTCGAGGTGAAATATTATAAATCTTTCAGAAAGAGAAACAAAAAAAATCTTGCTCGACAAATCAATCAATCTCGAACAAACGAAAAGCAAGCCAAAGCAAACCGTATCAGAGGAGAACAACACACACAGAGGCTTATCCTCTGCAACTTCTCTGAGGGCGACTGGTTCGCAAGATTCTCCGCTCCGTTTGGTGAATTTACCGAAGATGAATTTGAGAGGGTTGTATCGAATTTTTTTAAACGAGTGAAACGCAGGACAGATAAGAAGCGAATCAAGTTTAAATACATCGGTTATTGTGAGTGTGGCAAGCTCGGGAAAAATTGGCATTTGCATATTGTGATTGAGGATTGCGCAAGAGAAATATTAACAGAGTGTTGGCCGTGGAAAAACGGAATCAATTTTACTCCGCTCTACCAAGACGGCAATTATGCTGACCTTGCAAAATACATACGAAAAGATGTCAATGGTAAGAAGCGCTTGAAAACATCTCGCAATCTCAATAAGCCTGAGGTCAAAGTTGTTGAAGGAAAAAAACGAGAATACAGAAAACTCGAACGAGGTGAGGCTTTGCCTTGTCCCGAAGGATATTATTTTTACAAAGACGAAATGTGGATAAATGACTTCACGGGTGCGTCTTTTCATTTTACTTACTTGGCCAATAGCCATAAACACAAGAAAATCGGAGGTGCAAGGATATGAGAGATACAACAAGAGATTATACAATTGCACAGTTTAGACTTTATGCCTCTCTTGGATTTCCAAGCAAAGCACAGGTTGTAGCTGACAAGACAATGCACCGAGCATTACAACTTGACCTGCTTGCTGTGGCAGACACACTTAATGCCTTGACCAATAGCGGTAAAGACTACATCTGTCAAGCTGTCAGCGCTGTTTATTTTGTTGCGCCAACAAAACCGTTGCACAAAGGTGAAATGAATTTGAGAGTGACCAAGTTCGCTGTCAATAACTATACCGACGAACGCACGGTGTTTCGCTGGCTCAAAGAGGCACGATTGCTTTGTGCAAACTTTCGTGGGCTTAACATTTGTACATGTTGCACAAAGAAAGATGTCAGTAGAAGCGATTAAACCTGTTGTAAAATTAAATTGTAGTGATAAAACGAAAAGTAACAACGGACTGGATCGTCCGCCAAATCCGTGAGGGTAAGGCATATAGATTTTATTTAACTGCTGATTGGCAAAGAGTTCGAGACGCAAAAAGAGCAAAAGAACATTACGAATGTGAACGCTGTCGTGCTGTGGGTAAGTATAGCCCTTGCGAAGCAGTACATCACAAGCTATACCTCAAGGCAAGACCTGATCTTGCTCTCGACATCAACAACCTTGAATGTCTTTGCAAAGATTGCCACTACAAAGAACATCACAAATATGAACCAAAAAAAATAAAAGATGAGTTTGTTGAACGGTGGTAAGTCAAAAAAAGCATACCCCCGGGTCAAAAATCGAAAAAATTTCAGGCTGATGGATAACGGTGTAAAGGCACGACAGTTTGGTCTCGCGCACGCACACGAGGAATTTTTGAGAGAGGAGTAGGCACAAATGGCACAAATTAAAATTGCAGAAATCAAAGACAGCTTAATTGAGCAACTGACTTTGAAGGGGGCAAACATTGAAGTCTATAGAGATTTAATTGACAGTTATATTTTTTGCACGAAGCTTGAACGAAAAATGCAAACGGACATCCGCAAAAATGGCTTGACATACAAAGCTATCAGTGCCACAGGAAAAGAGTATATAAAAGATAATCCTTCTGTCAAAAACGCAGTAATGTACAACAAGCAAAGACTTGCGATTCTTTCGCAAATGGGGCTATCAATCGACAAGGTCGAAAGTGATGTAAATGACGAACTGTAAATACCTTGACGATTACATAAAGCAAGTAAAAAGTGGTCAATATCGTGTATGCAAAGAGCAAATACAGCTTGTAAATTTCATAGAAAAAGTATTCGAAAATGAGCAAGTCTATGTTGACAATGAGCAGGTTGAAAAGTATTTTGCTCTACAGAAATATTTTCCATACGAATTATTTGCATGGGAAAAGTTTTGTTTTATTCTGCATAATTGCACATATTCCGCACCGGGTGTATTAAGATTTCCCGATTTAGTTTGTGTGGTCGGGCGAGGCGCAGGAAAAAATGGCTATCTTGCATTTGAAGATTTTGCTCTGCTCACGCCTGTCAACGGCATACGCAATTACGATATTGACATTTGTGCAACATCAGAAGAGCAAGCAAGCACAACCTTTAATGACATCTACGGAATTTTGGAAAACAATTCTACAAAAATGCAGCGGCATTTTAAGTGGAACAAAACAGAGATTACAAACATAAAGACTAATTCGACAATCAGATACAGAACTTCAAACAGCAAAACGAAAGACGGAGGCAGACCCGGTAAAGTCGACTTTGATGAAAAGCATGCATACGAAAATTATAAGCTTATTGATGTTTTCACAACAGGCTTAGGTAAAAAAGCTATGCCACGCAGAACAACAATTACAACCATGGGAGAGGTTCGGGACGGACCACTTGACAACGAGCTTGCCGCCGGTCTTGAAGTGTTGAATGGTGATGCATCTGACAACGGCACTCTTTATTTCATATGCAGGTTAGACAATGAAAAAGAGGTATATGAGCAAGAAAATTGGTACAAAGCAAATCCGTCGTTGCAATATTTTCCAAACCTATTGAGAGAAATTCAAAAGGAATTCGAGGATTGGAAGCGTGATAAGGTGAACAATTCATCTTTTATGACTAAGCGTATGAATATCCCAAAAGGCACAGAAGCCCATCCTGTTACCTCATGGGAAAATATCAAAGCAACAAACAGACCACTCCCCGACCTTGAAGGTAAGCCGTGTGTTTTTGGTATTGACTACACAAAAACTACTGACTTTTTGGGTATCGGTTTAATGTTTTTGATTGACGGCTCAATCGTATGGAAACCGTTTTCATGGTACTGCTCACAATCTGCGGATTTGGGCAGGATAAAATTCCCCTATGCTCAACAGCCTGATTTACAAAGGGTTGACGGAGCGGAAATCCCCCCTGAAATTGTCGCCGACTGGTTGAGAAATCAGAAAGAACATTACAACATTGTCGGCGGAGCGTTAGATAACTACCGCTATACATTACTCAAAGAGCCGTTAATGCAGTTAGGTTTTGAATGTGACCGTAAAGGCAGAAATAATCTTAAACTTGTAAGACCGTCAGACAAAATGCTTGTAGCTCCTCTGATTGCTTCGGATTTTGCTAATCATCGTATTGTTTGGGGTGATTCGGCACTTATGCGCTGGTACACAAACAACACTTCTGCCGTTGAGGATAAAAACGGCAATATCATATACGGAAAGATTGAGCCAAAATCACGAAAAACAGACGGATTTATGGCGTTCGTCGCCGCATATACACAGCTTGATTTGCTGAAACAAAATCAGCCGATGACGGTTGATGAACTCAAAAATTGCTTTAACGCAATTGTATTTTAAGGGCAGGTGAAAACAAAAATGAAAGTAATAAACTGGGTGAAAAATCTCTTTAAAAAAGATGCCGTTGCAGCGGAATTTAGCGAGGACGGCTCAACAGTCGATGAACAGAGATTCCACTTGACAGAACTTGCCTTATTTACAGCGATTGATTTTATCGCAAGGAGTTTGGCAAAGTGCGAATTTGTGACGGTAAACAATAACCGAGAAAGTCGCAAAGCTGAATATTATCTTTGGAACTATTCGCCGAATAAGCATCAAACCAAAATCGAATTTTTTACACAGGCTGTCGCAAAATTAATTTTTGACAATGAACTGTTAATTATCGAAACAACCGACAATCAGCTTTTAATTGCAGACAGTTTTTCGAGAACAGAACACGCATTGATTGATGATTCTTTCAGCGGTGTTACTTGCCGAAATTTTACATATCAGCGAACTTTTTTAGAGAGCGAGGTAATGTACCTCAGATATAACAACTTTGCTCTTAACGGCTTATTGGCTGATATGTGCAATACATATGAACAGTTAATGTTGTCGGCTCAGGAAAGATATAACAAAGCGGTCGGCCACAAAGGCATTTTGGAACTTGAAAATTACAGCTTTGGCGATGAAAATTTTGCCGAAACCTACAATAAAGTGCTGTCAAAGCAGTTTAAATCATTTTACTCAAACAAAAACGCTGTTATGCCGATTTTTAAGGGTATGAAATATTCAGAGCCCTCAACCGATGCCGGAAAGACTACGAACAGCGAGATTAACGACATTGAAAAGTTGAAAACTGAGGCGTACACGATTGTCGGCAACGCTTTGCATATACCTCCGGCAATTTTAAGCGGTGAAGCATCGCAATTGTCTGATGCAATGGATTGCGCTATTGGTAATGCAATTGATCCGATTGCAAATATGTTTGAGCAAGAGATTACAAAAAAGAGATTCGGTAGCACCGAATTTAGCAAAGGTAATTATCTCTTAATTGACACAACAACAGTCAGACATATTGACGCAATCAGTCAGGCGAATAATCTTGATAAGTCAATTGCCAGCGGTGTGTTGACACCTGCACAGGCTCAAAAATATTGCAATATGCTCCCTTGTCCAGAGGCTTGGGCACATACATATTACATTACCAAAAATTACCAAACAATAACAAACGCCCTGAAAGGTGGTGAATAAATGAAAAGTAGAAATTACAACATCAAGCAGATTGCAGAAAATCAGAACGTTTTGCAAATTTATCTTTACGGTGAAATTGAGCCGAGCTGCTTGAATATTTGGGGCGACCTCGTAGAATCCAAGACAAGCGCTGAATATATTCGCAAGGCGATTGAAAAAGCAGGCGAAATTGAAGGCATTGAGCTCTATATTAACTCAATCGGCGGTTATGTCGATGAGGGCGTGTCAATTTACAATCTGCTAAAAAGGCAGAGTGTGCCGGTCACTGCATACATTGACGGTATGGCTTGTTCAATCGCTTCTGTTGTCGCAATGGCGGCTGACAAGATTGTAATGCCGTCAAACACAACAATGATGATTCATCATGCAATCGGCGGCTGCTACGGAAATGCGAAAGAGCATAGAGAATTTGCAGCTCAGCTCGACAAAATCAGCGAAGCGAGTACAAATTCTTACCTTGTGCATGCAGGCGATAAGCTCACGAGGGAAACCCTCGAGCCGCTCCTCAACGCAGAAACATTTCTGACTGCACAGGAAGCTTTTGACATCGGCTTGTGTGACGAAATTCTTGATCCGGTTGACTTAACCGAATCAAAAGAAATCGTTGACGATGCACAACAGAAGAAAAATCCGAAGGCAAAACAGGCAGCGGCAGAACTTGCAAAAATGCTTGGTGCAAAGCCTGAACCGCCTGAACCACAGACACCACCCGAGTCAAAACCGAAAAATCCCGAAGAAAAGGATAGCTTTGGCTTTATTGAAGAGTATTTCAAAAACAAAAATTATTTATAAAGGAGATTAAAAAATGAAGAATCTTGACGCGATTAAGAACGCAAAAGCAAAGTTTGCACAGAACTTGAAAACTGCCATTGATTCAAAAGACGAAACAAAAATGACCGAGGCTCTCAATGCCTACGCTGACAGCATCCAGCAGTCAATCATTGAGGTTGCACAGGAAATTGGTGAAACAGCCGACAACACAATCCTTGCCAAGAGAGGATTCAGACAGCTTACATCGGCAGAACAGAAGTTTTATAACAATCTTGTCACATCGGCAAAATCTGCCGATGTTAAGCAGGCTCTCACAGGTCTTGATGTTACAATTCCGCAGACAATTCTCGATACAGTGCTTGAGGACATTACAAGCAATCATCCGCTCCTTGATGCAATCGGCATTGAAAATACATACGGCTCTGTTAAGGCAATCTTTGCCACAGACACAAAACAGCTTGCCGCTTGGGGCGCATTAAATTCCAAAATCACACAGGAGCTTGCAGGCACAATTCAGGAAAAGGACTTCTCAACATCAAAGGTAAGCGCCTTCGTTCCTGTTCCAAAGGATATGCTCGACCTCGGTGCTACATACATCGACGCATATGTCCGCAGAATCCTTGCTGATGCACTTGCATACGCATTTGAGGACGGCTTCATCAACGGCGACGGCAATGGCAAGCCGATTGGTATGCTTAAAGACCCCGAAGGAGCAGTAAAAGCGAACGCTTACACCGAAAAGACGGCAACAAAGCTCACAAGCCTTGATGTGAAGTCATATATGGATGTTGTTGCCAAGCTTGCGAAGGGCAAGGGTGGCAAGACAAACAACATCACATCGGTTGACCTCATCGTTAATCCTGTGGATTATCTCACAAAGATTATCCCTGCTACAACTGTGCTTGCAACCGACGGCTCGTACAAGAACAACCTTTTCCCATTCCCGACGAATGTTTATCCGTCAGAAATGGTTACGGAAGGCACTGCCGTTATTGGCCAGCTTTCAAGATACAAAGCCTGTCTCTCAACAGGCAAGGAAGGTAAGCTTGATTACTCTGACCAGTACCAGTTTCTTGAAGATAACAGAGTTTATCTCATTAAAGCTTATGCAACAGGCTTTTCACTTCATACGAACGATTTTATTAAGCTCGACATTTCGGCGCTCAATCCTGCTGAAATTAAGGTAACTCTCAATCAGGCAACAACAGTTTAATTTATCACGGAGGTGTTGAACAATGGGAATTATGAACGATGTAGTTAATATGCTCGATTTTGACCGTGAGCGCATTGAAACAGATGAAAGCACAAAGTCAAAAATTGAGTTAATTATAGCCAATGGAAAACAGCACCTCCGCGATTACAACCCTCTACTTACTGATGAGGATTTTGAGCGAGCAACAAGGGCAAGAAGTTTACTGTTTGATTACTGCCGTTATGCTTACTCAAATGCGGTTGAAATGTTCGACCATAATTTTGAAAGCGAAATTTTAAAATTAAGGCAGGAATACGAGGTGCGAATGTATGATACTGAAGAATAACATTGATTTTTTAACCTTTAATGACGGTGTTGCAAAAATCTACGAAACGGACGAAAACGACGATATTATTGCCGATAGCCTGAAAAAATATCGTTTTGGCAATGAAAAAATCGGAGTAACTCGTTTTTATGGAGCTAAACAGAACGATATTGAACTGTCAAAAGTTATCCATATCCACAAAGATGAGACTTTGAGAACGGATATGGCGGTTGTTATCAGCGGCACAAGGTTTAAAATCGAACAGATACAGCACGATAAAAGCAAAAATCCCCCTTGTTCGATTTTGAGCTTATCGCAAAGAGGTTTATTTGAGGGTGACGAAGATGTTTTTTAAAGATTTTGACGAATTTGTTGAACTTTTCAAAGGCTGTAGCTTTAAATGTGTTGAAGCCGATTACAATAAATCGACCGTTGCGCCTTATATTGTCTATTTCAAAGATGAAGAAACAGGCATCTTTGCTGACGGAAAACCAATTTTTACAAACGCAAAAATTATCGTTGAACTTTACACATCAAAAGACGACCACACAAGCGAAACGAAGCTTGAAAAATGGATGTCTGAAAACGGCTTAGGCTGGAAAAAACCAAATCGAGCATGGGACACAACCAATAAACTTTGTGTAAGCTATTACAATTTGGGCGTGACTTTTGATGAGTAATTACAAAAAAGTCGGTATCGACCGCCTTGGCGATACCCTATCGAAAGAGCTGTCAACCTATTCGGCTGATGTGCAAATGGGTGTTAGATTGTTGGTTGATGAAAAAGCCGAAGAACTTAAAAACGAAATCAAAAAGAATGCACCTGTAGGCAGAAGAAAAAAATATCGCAAATCATTCAGAGTAAAAATCACGAATGAAACATTCAGGTTTTATGAAAAAACGGTTTATGCCGCTAAACCTGAGTACCGGCTTACACATCTTCTTGAAAAAGCTCGTAAAAAGAGAGGTAAAAAAGGCGGAACGGTACAGCCAAAGGTGCATATTGCTCCGGCAACAGAAAAAATTCACGGCGAATTTGAAAGCGGAATAAAAAAGCTTATTAAATCATCGGAAGCTTTTGGTGGCGGTGATTTGAGCGGAATTAAAAGAATTTAAAAACATAAGGAGTGTTTATTAATGAACAAAACTATTAGAAAAGTTGGTTATGCTGTGCTGACAGAAGGCCGCACAGGCGAAATTACATACGGAACACCGATTTGGTTTAAATCTGATGAGGCAGGCGGCAGAAGTATCGGTGCAGAGCCTATTGGCGATTCAAACACAATCTACGCTGACGGCTTGCCTATCATTGTAGCAAGTGCGAATGGCGGCTATACAATCAGTCTTGAGCTTATTTCAGCAGTCGACGACATCGAAAAAGATTGGTTCGGCAATGATGAAGCAACTGAGGGCGGTATCATCGAAAAGGGCGGTATCAAAGTAATGCCGAGATTTGCCCTCCTTGCAGCAAAGGAAACATACAAAGGCGACAAGCTCTACGAAATTGATACATATTTCGACTGCGTAGCTGCAAGAGCCAGCAGGAACGACAAGACATCAGAAGGTAACTTCGACCCACAGTTCCCGACCTTTACGGTCACAGCAAAGCCACGTCCTGACAATGACTTTGTACGCTATACATCTTATGCCGACACTCTGCCCGAAAGCGTTGTAGTGCCGACTGTTAAGTCAAATCCCGGAACAGTATAATTTTAAAAGTAGGTTAAAACATGAAAGATACAGTTGTTATTAATGGTAAAGATGTTGAGGTTGAGGTTACGGCATATACAATGCTCATCTACGAGGACACATTCAAAGGCCACGGCTTTCTGCGTGATACCGACCGTGTTCTTGTTCCGAATCTCAATGATGTAAAATTCGGCACTGCTGTAAAGCTTTTATGGGCAGCGGCAAAGACGGCAGACGATACGATTCCTAACTTTAAGGCTTGGACAAAAGGAATCAGCATCAAGGACGCTATTTCAGCGATAGGTAAAATCGTCAATCTTGTTATTGACAGTCTTAATAGTGACAGCCCAAAAGCGACAGCGACAGCGACCTAAACGGATTTAAAACTTTCCTGACGGCCAAAGAAGTCTTATCTTATGCCGTCAGGAGTGGTCTGACTGTCGCTGACCTACAAAGATTTACAATAGGTTTTGTGTTGGATTATATCGAAACCTATTTTGCATTGCGAAATAATAAAAACATCCATGAAGATGAAGAAAAATATCAGAAAATGAAATCTGTGTTGCCTTTCGTGACAGAAAGATTTGAAAGTAAAGAAATCTCGGAAAAGCAGTATAGCGAGTTTATGAACAGATACAAAAAGTTGGAGGATAGATATGGCATCTACAATTAAGGGTATTACCGTCAAAATTGCAGGCGATACAATAGACTTGCAGAAATCTTTAAAAGCTGTGCAGTCCTCATCCTCGAGCTTGCAGAGAGAACTGACTGCGATTAATAAGCAGTTAAAATTTGACCCTGAAAACACCGTTCTGCTCGCTCAAAAACAAGAAGTATTGAAAGAGCAGATTGATAAGAGTCAGTCTGCTCTTAGTCAATTGCTTGATGTACAGGATCAGGTTGAAGAACAGGCAAAAAACGGCGAAATCTCAACCGAACAGTACAGAGCTTATCAGCGTGAGGTTGAAAAAGCAAAAAGCAAACTCGAAACTTTTAAGAAACAGCTTGCAGAAACCGAAGAAAAGGCAAACGAGATAAACCTTGAATCAGCACGGACTGAAATGTCAAAAACTGAAACAAGCGTTGATAAAGCAGGCGATAGTTTTAAGGGGCTTGAAACGAAGTCCAACAACACCGATTTGTCAAAAATCAAAAAGGAAATGGACGGTGTTAAATCATCAGCCGATGAACTTAGATCCGCTGTTGGTGATGCCTTAAAAGAAGCTACTGCTACAGCAACGGCGATTGGCGGAGCTGTTACAGGCGCAATTGTAAGCGCAAACGGCGAACAAAAGGCTCTCAATTCTTTGCAGGCACAAGCAGGCTTGACCGCCGAGGAGATGACAAAGTACAAAGATGTCCTTGAAGATGTTTACAAAGGAAATTTTGGCGAATCACAAGAAGAAGTTGCAAATGCGCTTGCGTTGATTAAACAGACGACAAACGAAACAAACCCGAGCAAACTCAAAGAAATGACAGAGAACCTTTTTACTTTGTCGGACACATTTGGGTATGATTTTGTTGAAACATTAAGAGCCGTCAATATGATGATGGAGCAGTTTGGCATTACAGGCGAAGAAGCGTTTAATCTTATTGTGCAAGGCTCGCAAAAAGGCTTGAATAAAAACGGTGATTTGCTTGATACAATTAATGAATACTCCGTACATTATAAGCAATTAGGCTATGACGCAAACGAGTTTATTAATTCGCTTGAAAATGGCTCTAAAGCAGGTACTTTCAGTATCGACAAGCTCGGCGATGCAATGAAAGAATTTGGCATCCGCTCTAAGGACACAGCCTCGAGTACGCAGGAGGGATTTGCTCTTCTCGGCTACGGCGCAAAAGCCTCGGCTGAGGACATTAAAAAAGCCAAGGATGAAGTCGCAAAGCTCGAAAAAAATCTTTACTATGCAAAAGAGGAGCAAAAAGGCTTTAACAATTCAACAAGCGAATTAACAAAGCAAAAAAATGCCGATAAAATTGAACAATATTCAGAGGCGCTAAAAACTGCTAAAGAAAATCTTGCAAATCTCGAATCAGCAGGCAAAGGCACAAAAGGTAGTATTGAGGATTTGCAGGCAAGATTTGCAAAAGGCGGAGACAGCGCTAAGGCGGCAACATCAGAAGTCCTAAAGGCTCTTTTTGAGATGGACGATAAGGTTAAGCAAAATCAGGCAGGCGTTGACCTCTTCGGTACGATGTGGGAAGATTTGGGAATTGACGGCGTAAAAGCCTTAATGAAAGTTAATGGCTCTGCCGACAAGACCCAAAATACCATGAAAAAGATTAAAGACATCAAATACGATGACGTTGAAGCCGATTGGGCAAGTCTTGGCAGGACAGTGCAGACCGATGTAATTAATCCTATCGGAAAATCGCTGTTTCCTGAAGTTAAAAAACTTTGTAAATTTGTCGAAAATCATACTGACGATATTATCCCTACGCTTAAAATTGTCGGCTCTCTCGTCGGTGGCATTTGGGTAGGCAGAAAAACAACCGTTGTTGTAAGCGGTGTACAAAGCCTAATAGTGGCATATAAAAGCCTTAGAATTGCTACAGATACTGCCAAAATTTCACAGGAAGGTCTTAACCTCGCACAGAAATCAAACGCAATCGGCATTGTCGTAGGCTTAGCCGCTACGCTTGTAGGCTCCTTGTGGTCACTTGCAAGCGCAAACGACGAAGCCAAAGAATCACAGGACAAGCTCAACGAAGCGCATGAAAAAGCTCAGGAAGAAATCAAAGAGCTGAAAGATGCTAATGATGAATATGTTCAGAGTAAGAAAGATGCGGCGTCAGAGGTTGAAAGTGAATTTCAATATTACGACGATTTGTGGATCGAATTGCAAGGCATTGTTGACAAGAACGGCGAAGTAAAAAAAGGCTATGAAGACAGGGCAAAATTTATCACAAATGAGCTGAGTAGAGTTACAAGCGATGAAATCACTTGGAACGGTAATGTTATAAAGTCTTATGAAGACCTTAAAGGCTCTATGGATAAAGCACTTGAATCAAAAAAAGCGCTTGCTATGTTATCAGCTACAGAAGATGCTTATCAGACTGCTGTATCAGGTCTTGCAGGAGCGAAAACTGACGCAATAAATGCTTATGCCAAAAAGAAAAAGGCACAAGAAGAGCGCGACAGTGCAGCGGAAACCGCACAAAAATATAATACAGAAGGACTTGACAGAAACAAAAAAATAATCAAAATTGCGGGGTGGGCATTTGAGAATGGAAAAATCTCGCAAACCGATTATCAAAAATACCTTAAAGACGCACAAAATAAGCAGAATACAGCTAAAAACGAGCGCGCTTTATCATCATTTGGCGCGGCATACGGTGCTGAAAGTCAAAAAGCTAAAGATAACCTCAAAGAGAAAGAAAAAACTCTTAAAGAAGTTGAAAGCAAATATAACGAGTATCAAAGAAAACTCGTTAATTTTAACACCACGATCCAAAACGTCGAAAACCTCACAGCGGCAAATGCTAAAGGCAACACCGAAGAGATTAGAGCCGCAATGTCAGATTTATCTAACAACATTGTTACTTATACAACTGGTAACAAAGACGCTCTCGAACAGCAGGTCAATGATTTTAAGACAAATGCCGAGAATCTACGGACGGCATACAAAGACGGTGTTGAAGGTGTCACAAAAGACCAAGTCGAAGAGGCCGAAGAATTGCAGGAAAGAGCAGAAATCGAGCTTGCTAAATACAACGATATGTACGGCACGGTTGCCGCAATCGCCACGGGTAAAGCTGACGAAATCAACGCACAACAGCAGAAAATCAAAAACGGTTTTATTGATGCTGAAACAGGTTCAAGAGAAAGCCTTGAAAATCAGCTTGCAAACTTTACCGCAAACTATGAGTTGCTAAAAACTGCAATGGATGAAAATCAACCGGGTGTTACCCAAAAAATGGTTGATAATGCAAGAGAGCTTGTAAATAAGGCAACCGGTGAACTCAACAAACTTGAAGGCAACGGCGAAACCGCCGGTAAAAACGGCACAGAGGGCGTAAGTGACGGCATGAAAAACGAAGATGCCCTCGAAAAAGTTGATAAATCAGGCAAAAAGGTTCTTGGCAAAGCCGAAAACAGTCTTTCAGAAAGTTATAACAAGGGTTATCAAAAAGGTAAGGATTTTACTCAGGGTTATATTAAAGGCTTGAGCGAAGGCGGACCTACAGGAAGCCTTCACGCCGAAACGAACAGGCAGGCAAGAGAACTTGCCGAAACAGGTCTTATTTCTCTTGCAAATGCACAGGATTCACACTCACCATCAAAAAAGACGAGAAAACTTGGAGCTTACTTCGGTGAGGGTTATCGTCTTGGAATCGCCGATGAAATTGCTGAAACGCAAAAAACAGTAAGGGCTTTAACTTCGAGAGCCCTGTCAGCAGTTGAAGGTGATCCAATCGAATCGATTAACAATAAATTCGCGGACATTCGCACCCAAAGTCAAAACGCAGCGGTAAATGGTCAGATGTCGAAAATTGTTACAAATTCACCTACGATTGAAATTAAGCTCGCTGGGGATGTGGTAATTAATAATGACATGGATGTTGATGATTTTAACCGTCGTGTTTCCGCTGCAATTGTTGAAACCCTTGATGGTGAAGCGTCGAAGTGGGGAGGTTAAAGATGAGGCATAGTTTTACATACAACGGTACTGATTTACGAACATTGGGCTTTTTTATAGCTACACCTCCTAAATATCAAATTGCAAAGCGTAATTTTGATTTTATCTCTGTTTATGGAAAAAACGCCGGAGTGATTTCCGATAACGGTGTTTTTGACAATGTTGAAATGCAGCTTGAAGTCAACAGCTACCCGTACATCGTACCAAACGAAAATAACGCAGAGCTTGTAAGAGCACTCGCCGAATGGCTTACCGTTTGGGACGGCGAGTATAAAATCTTTAGGGATTCATATAACCCCGGTTATTATACAAAAGCGATTTGCACAGGGGTTGAGCCAATAGAAGAGGTTGCCCCACTTTGCTTGTCAACAACAATAAATTTCAGCCGAGTGCCGTTTTGGTATAGCGATTTAGGGCAGGAGATTATCCGACCAAAATTGACCTCAACACAAAACGCAGAAATCAAAATTTACAACCCTGAAAATTACACCGCCGAGCCTTTCATCAAGATTATCAATAAAGACACAAAAGTTAATCCGTTGACGCTGACGGTTAATGATGATCAAACTTTAACGGTTAAAACATCATCGGATAAGGATTATATTGAACTTGATTCCGAACAGCAGTCCGCTTCTTTCAATAATGGCACGAGCTTGGCGAACAATTGCATAAGTTGTACAGAGTTTCCAAAGATTTTGCCCGGTTGGAATAAAATAAAACTCTCAGGAAAAAGCGCAAATGCGTTTACTGACATTGAAATTAAGCCGAACTGGAGGAGATTGTGATGTATCCTATTCTGTATAACATCGCTGACTATTACAAGAATCCAACACCATTGTTTGATTCTAACGGTTTCGGTTTTTTGACTGAATGCACCGAGTTCTTGGTGACAATGGAGCAAAATGGCACATACAGCTTTAGTGCGAAAATAAAAAGCACAGATAAGCTCGCGTCAAAAATAAAAATAACTTCATATGTCAAAGCGAAAGTAAATAATGTATCCGAGCCACAGTATTTTTATGTCACAAAAATAGAAGTCGATAAAAACGGTGATTTAACCGTGTCGGGCGAACATGTGTCAAGAATGTTCTTTCAAAACGGAACAATTCCTCGTGCAATGGACGGATCGATGTATGGCACGCCGAAAGAACTCATTGACCACTTTATGCGAGATTATAGCCAAGTAGGAGAACCTCTGCATATGTGGTTTACGGAGGCTCCCTATAAGTGGTTTAGTTTCAGCTCATCAATCACAGCAAAGAAAAGAATTTACTTAGGCTATTCACAGGCGGTAAAGTTTGAGGACCTTTTCAAAGACGATGACGAAGGATTAATAAATCAGTTTGACGGTGTTCTGTATTTTAATAATTTTGACATTTATTTTAACAAAATCAGTACAGCAGGTGCGAAAAGTGGCTATCGTATAGCTTTCGGCGCTAATGTGTCAGATTATAAGCAGACTGCTGAAATCGGCAATTACTATACACATATTATGCCTTACGCACGATGCAACACTACGAATAATAAAGAAGTCGTCGTGTCAAGTCCTGACCCATATGAAACAGGTTTAAAACGGAGTATTAAAAACACATATTTATACGACTGCACAAGTAAAATCAAGAAATACACTTTAAACACAAGCACCGGCGAAAACTACGAAGAAGTCAGAGATGCTTTGCGTAATGCAGTTGCTGATTATAACTATTCGACGGAACAAACATCGGAAACCCTGAGTATAAGGGTAACTCTTGAAAACGAGCTCACTAAAATGCACGCAATCAAACTTTATGATGAAGTGACGGTCGTAATGCCGGACGGCACGAATCTTAGCCGAAGAATTTCAAAAACTGTTTACGATAGCGTGTCCCAAAAATACAAAGAAATTACAATCGGTGACTTAAGTATGTCAATGTCTGATTTGCTGAAAATCCAAAGGAGGTTTAGAAGATAATGGCAATTAGTATGAAACATAAATCAATTACAATTGATGTAAATGACCGCAACGCACCAAATGTTGTTGCAATTGCAAATGTAAATGACAAAGCGGTTCGCTATCTTGATGTAACATTAACGGCAAGCGGTGAAAAATTGACCTTTGCAGATTGCACAGTAACTGCAACCTTTGCAACTGACGGATATTTAATTTCGGATTCAGTCGCTTGCACCCTGAACAGCACGGCAGATATTATTACTGTTCCACTTGAAAATTTCAAGTCTATGTCAGGCTTTTTAGCGATTGAAATCAAAATTGCAAACGGCGAAACGCAGGTGTTAAATACTCCGCTTGCTTTAAAAGTTAAAGTGACTCCAAGTCTTCTTGATAAGAGCATGATCAATAAAGACAGCGCTGGCACGACCGCTGAAATCTGTAGAGAGGTTGCCACAGCGAGGGGCAAATATGACAACCTCAACGCAAGGCTTAACGGGATTGATTCTGCCGTGTCTAATAAAGCTGACCAAAGCACGGTCAGTCAGTTGTCAGCACGAATGCAGACGGCGGAAACATCCCTTGCAGGCAAGGCGAACGCAACGGATGTAGCCAACGCTCTTAAAGCGAAAGAGGACAATTCAAACAAAGTGAACTCCAAAACGGACATTACTGATAGCAGCGCTAATTATCCGAGCATTAAATACCTTGACGATTATTATTACGACGCAAACGAAGCCTACTCATCAGAAGAAACGGACAAGTTTCTTGCGACTAAATACGATTCGTCAAATATCGAACTCGGCACAGCTACTCTTACTCCGTACTCTACTTTGGTTGATAAAATAAAATCTGCAACTTGCCTTTATGAAAAAATTGGCGATATCGTTAT